CAAGGATAGAAAGATCACCGAGGTCGATCAGTTTTTGAAGTTTGAAGGGATCCATGTAATGATTGAGCAGGATCTTGCCGTTATTGGACAGATAGCCATCCCAGTGACAGTAAACTTGACCAACAGTACCGTCAGCGAATTCAAGTGCGATAGTGGACCGAGTTGCCATTTGAAGTGCTCCTTTAATCAATCAATACAAGTATTATATGCCCAAACCGATTTATTGTCAATAGCCAAGTATTTGAATGCGGCTCAGTCTAGCACGGCGTCCTGTAGACTTTAGTTGTACAGCCTGCTCATGTAGGTTCAGTCGTTCACGGATAGCCTTCTTAACACCACTATCACGGCAAGTCTTTAGCACTACTTTCATTGCCTCTACTTCACGCTTGGGTAGTATAGCCTCATCGTTGATAGTTAGAGTGTAACAAAAGTATTCTTTTGCCTTTTGTTTAGTTGATCTAGGGTATGCCCAATATGCACGACCATCGTATTCAAACCAAACATCAGTGCCTTGACAGTAGTAACCATCACGACCGATGCGTGGGTGAATCATCACATAACCCTGTTCGGCAAGACCTTCAATGTCATCTTGCATATACCATTCTAGGGGTTTGACTTTGAGTTTGGGCATGTGTTTCTTTCTCAATCAATATATGTATTGTACGCCCATGGCCATTTATTGTCAACCAAAAAAATAGCCCCTGAGGGGCTATTTTTATAGTACTTAAGTATTACTTTTTGGACTGTGTACTTTGATTTACAAAACTGTACATCTTTTCAGCAGTCTCTAAAATCTTGTCTAGACCAGGAAACTCGGGCATGTTAACACGGTTAACAATCTGACCCGTCTTTTCGTCACGTTCAGCGGTCATTTCCCAACCATTGAACTTGACTTGAAAATCTTGCATCGCTAGATCCTTAGCCATTGCTAGGATATCTGTGCGAATCTCGTAACCGTTTTTATTGAATTTTACTTCTGGTAGCTTTGGTGTATTGAATTCTGACATTTTGTGTCTCCTGTGTTAATGTGTGTAGACTATAACAGACCTATTTTGTTATAGCAAAGGTTTTGGTATAATTGCGTTAGCCCACAGTTCATTGTAACGCTTACGCAACTTTGCAAACTCAACCATGATTTCATTGTGTTCTTTCCATAGTTGAGCATTACTTTCAAAAACAGTAGCTTCAGGTACTTGCAATGCTGCTGTGCGCTCACCGCCTCCCTTAGACTTAGTTTTTAAATCGTGTTTGACTGCTAAGTGTTGAATCACTTTGTTATCCTCAATACAGTGCATATAGACTTCTGGAATGTGATGGAACTTAGCCCATGTAATCATTTCAGAAATTAATTGATCTCCTATGCCTTGACGTTGATAATCATGCTCAACACTGACAGCAAGTTCCCAAGAACCATCTTCGTTCTTGGCCATATGACCCCAGCCAACACGCCTATCATCTGTCCTAGCATACCACAATTCGTGGTCTTGGTGATGATAGCACATATTCAAAATAAACTGGTCGATATTGTAATCACTGACGATGTAGCCAAAACGTGAGTACTTATCTTCGTTAGTAAGATTTTTTAGATGCCTACTATACTCAGGGATTTTATATATGCTAGTGTGCTGGATATGAAATGTCATAATATGTTTTTGTATTTTCTAGCTTTGTAGGCTTTAGCTTCTTGTATAGCCTCTAAGATAGAAATAAAAATCTTTTTTAAAGTTTTCATAGAAAAGTCCTTTGTTCTTTTTCTTGGTACTCTCTAGTCAAACGTTCAACATCGGCGGCATCTTTAGGATGATTATTGACGATGTAGTTTTCCAAGCGAGAACCATATGTGTCGCTCTTGGCTATTGCAGGTGCAATAGCGCCCACAACGGCTAATATAACAAATGCTAAGATGACGCCTAGCATGATTACTTAGCCTTCTTGCCAGTAGCGCAAGCTGCTGTAGGGAAGTATTCAGCAATCTTTTTAGTGAAGTTTACGTATGGTGTACGATCTGTTAAGATTTCTTGGATGCCTTGTACGGCAGCAGAACCAGCAGTAATTGCTTCCTTTGTATATGCAGTTTGAGCATCAACAAAGTTGTTTAGAACTTTTTGGAATTGATCGTGCTGAACGAATGTAGAAACGAATTGTTTCTTAGCGTTTTGAATGCCGTCGACGGCTTGGAATGCGAATTGATTAAACATAATTTTCTCCTGTGTAAGTGTGTTTAAGTTGCCCTTTTATGGAGAGGGCTAACTCCATAAATATTTATACTGTTTTACAGTACAAAATATATTATTTCTTAGCAGATTCAGCCTTTTTGGCTTCTTTCTTTTCTTTAGCTTCTTTGTCTTTGTCGGCTTTCTTTTTAGCTAACTTCATTTCTGTTTTTGGCTTTTCTTGAGTTTCAGTTGCTATAGCAGGAACGAGTGCTGACAAAGACATTAGTAGTGCAATTAAGTATTTCATGGTGTTTCTCCTATACTGTATTTATCCACCTCTACCGCTTCTGCGGACGACGGTTGCTCCGCCGAATCCTTTCGAAGGTTTGGGTGCTTTGATATTTGCACTAGCTTTACCGTACATTTGATTCAATTTAGCTTTCTTTGCTTCATTTGCCATATTGATGAACGGGTTTTTACTTTTCTTTTCGTCAGTCATGTTCTCTCCTTTATTGACTTTAAGTAATCTAATATGTTTCCATATAGGCTAACCATAACGGCGACCCTACTGTCGTAGAGTCGTATATAGGGTTGGACTTTTTTACCTTCTTGCTTTCTTGCGCCCAAGTAGTATGGACATTTGATTTTTTTACTGAGTTCTAAAACTGTAAAGTGTAAACTCTGAGACTTGTCTATTGTTAGGTCATACTCGTAGAATTCTATTTCTGCATGCCTAAAACTCAAATCTCCCATGTCAGTCAACCTTAGTCCTCTGTCACTTCTTACTGTCATCCACCATTTTTTCATAGCTTCGTCGAAAGTCCAGACATTATCAGGTATCTGCTCTAACACAGTTTTTGTTACAAGTTCCTTAATACTTGGTTTAGTCATCTGGGTACACTTTTGTACCGTTATTCATAAACACTACAGTAAACTTATCTGTCTTGAATTGTTTATTCAATTTACGGCACAGATTACGTGCATGACCAGGATTACTGAAACTGGTCTTTTTGTACTTAGGTACAGCCTCGCTATCTAAGTAGTGTTGGCTTTTAAGGTTAATAGGTTGTCCGTCATAAAACACTGCCCAAATTCCAGCTGCTTCTACAATTTGGTCAGATTTGTATGTATTCTTATCAACGTATTCTAATAATACTTTAGGTTGTGTTCTGCTCATTTACCACTTACCACCTCTCATAACAACTTCGATGGTTTCATCGTTTTTAGTTGTTGTGGCACTTTCTTTTTGTTCGATAACTAATTTAGTAATTTCGTCACGTAGTGCCCGAGCATCTGCGATGGGTAAAATCACATCTTTACCCTGTCTCGCCTCAATACTGGCTATTTTATCAATAAACCTTTTAATTTGAATCATACACTATTTATGCTACTTTTTGCCTCATTTTCTGTTTTAAAGGGTCCATAATATGCGTACCTCTGTACAAAAATGTACTTAGGACAGAAAATGACTTCATATTCCCCGTTTTGCTGGATTGCGAACCAGCCTGCGGCATGATAGCACTTGCTTTTCACGGTTTTTGTGAAAAGATGCAATTTTCTCTTAACATCCAATACGCTATTGTAAACCTTAGCTGGCGTAGGAAATTCCGAGAATGGATTCTCATGGCTACTAGGTTTCTTTAGAGTTTCAAACTCAATGCTAGTATTCTTCTCAATAGCTTTAGTCGTAGTAAAATGCTGAGAGTTTTGTCCGATCTTTAACTCATAACCGTTACCTTCCGCTACTACATTGCCTACTTTTCGTTCACCGTCAGTTACTACCCAATACTCACCTTTAATAATTGGTTTAGCTTTTAAGTTCATGTTTATCCTTTGTAAGTTCGCACACTAACATGAAATGTTCGTATGCTTTTTTGACTGCTGGAACAGTCAACAATTTTTCTGCTTCCTCTTGCATTGCTTTTACACCAGCCTCAGCACATTCACGCACACTAGGCCATTCTAGTTGTCTAGCGTCATCACCGAACACACGAATAAGATTGTTCCATGCGTCTTGTTGTTCTAGTGTCAGAGGAATTTTTGCTTCTGAGTTTTGCCGAGTTTGCCGACGAATCTCACTAGCTTTCATAATTGCACTGCTAATAGCATCTTCGGCTACACGTCCTGCGGCAATCATTGCCGCATGATTTGGATCAATCTTATAGCGAGTACTTTGTCCACCAGGGTATACCATTACAATGTGTGCGCCCTTAGGAAGTGCATCCAGTAAGTTACTATCGTACTCACTTACTGGTACATACCTTCGTCCTACTTTTTCGTAGAAAATCTTTTTCATAGCTGAAACTTTTTCAAATAGTTTTTAGCTTCGGTTACATCAATCTTTTCATCATCGTAGGATGCGATTGACTCCAGTTCTTCTTTGTACTTCTTTACAATCTCAACTGCGTAAGATTGGTCATCCTGAGACAAGGTTTCCCACCAAACCATCAGTTCTTCAGGTGTGCGGCTAAGAATGTAATGAATGTTATTAATGTCTCTATCGTTCATATCAATCTCCGAGTACTTCCCAAAACAATTCTTTAGTTTTTACGTTTGCAACTGGCACTAGCCAACCTTCATTATACGCTTGAGCGATAACAGTTCTAACATAGTCTGGGCAACTATTTGTAATCATTAGACTGTCTCTAGGAACCACTTTAATTCCGTCATCCATCGTGAAATGTTCGTCGCCGGGCTTAACTGCTTTGAACCTTACTTCTGGTTTAGTAATACTCATTTTTTCAGTTCTTCCCAAACCATTTGTTTAGCCAATGCCTCAATAGCTTGTTGATCCTTTTTTAACATATAGGGCGCTACTTGGTCAATGTATTCAAGTACCGCCATTTTACCGTCTTCGGTTAGATGACAATAATCTACACCTACTCTACTAGAGTAGTAATACTTACTGTCCTTAAGGATTTCTAACAAGCCAACATAGACTTGTCTTTTATGCAAGTTGCTCATGTAGGGCTCCAGTATACGATGCATTAAGCCATTTAGCATACGCTTCGGCTTGCTCACTAATCTTGTTAAGTTCATACTTGCCACAGAATTTCATAAAGTGAATACCAACTTGTGGAGTTGTAGTAACTCGCACACTTTCTTTAATGCGTTGATCTACTGCATCCTTAATATCTTGTGGTTGTGCAGTCAAATCAATCAGCATCTTGTTACGTTCGTAACAGTCACGAACCTTGTACTCTACATCATTATGGTCAGTCCAACGCTGTAGCATGAAGTTATTCCAGTTAAAGCCTTGACCATGACGATCCTCAAAAGCTTCCATGATACCTACTTTGTTCTTAGAACCTTTCTCACGTACACCCGGGTATGCAGTAAACACATTGTCACCTGCATCACCACGAATAATTTTCTTAAACAGTAGATATTCGGGACTAGCCTCAAGTAGTTTGGGTTCTTTTGTTTTCTTATCTAGTACGGGCTTACCACTGTCTTTGAAGTACCCGTTGAGGGTAATGAGTTCATTCGTGACACCATTGTATTGGAGCACGTTTGGAGCAATAAGCTGAACATAATCGGAATCAGTAGAAATAATGTAATGCGTGTCATTTGGGTGCAAGTGAATAAAACGGGCGATCAAGTCATCTGCCTCAGCACGTTCGTGCCTGAGTACGCTACAGTTAGTTTTTTCTTTGAGATAGTCAGTAAACTTTGCGTAGGTATCCCAGAACAGTTCGTTTTCTTCCTTTTCTGCCTCAGTGACTGACATTGCATCAACTACACGATTTTTCTTGTAAGGCTCGTATACATCCTTACGCCAAGAGCGGCCCTCAAGACAGAATACAACGT